ACAGGTAATACAAGATATTAAAAGCATTGATAAAGTATTTACTGATTATAGTAGAACATTTAATTTGCCTGCAAGTAAAACTAACAACAAGATATTTAAGTATTGGTACAACCCAGATGTAGAGGGGTTTGACAATCAGATCATGGCTAATGCAAGAATAGAATTGAATCACTTTGCATTTAAAGAGGGTAAGATAAGGTTAGAAAGTGTTACTATGAAACATGGTGAACCAAGTTTATATAAAGTAACATTCTTTGGTAATACAGTAAAGCTAAATGATTTAATTGGTGAAGATAAGATAGAAAATCTTAACTGGTTAAGTAACTTTAATCATGAATTTTCAAATTCAAATGTTAAAAATGGTTTAGAATTAGGATTAAATTTTACAATAGATTCTGTATCATATCCTGATGCAATTATATATCCATTAATAGCACACAGCCAACAATATGTGTATGATAGTGTAGGAACAACTTTATTAACTGGAACAGCAACATCATCAGCAGCTTCTAAACTTGTTGACACTTCAGAAAATTTCACTAATGTAGTATTAGCTGGAGATGTTATTTTAAACACCACTGATAGCACTGTTTCAACTGTAATTTCTATTAATAGTAATACAGAGCTTACATTAGCTGATAATATAATGGCAACAGGTGAAAATTACACTATTATAAGAGCAAATGGATTAAATATTTATGCTTCAGGACAAAATCTTGGCAGGCGTGGAGTATTTCCTGAGGATTTAAAACCTGCTATACTTGTTAAACATATTATAAAAGCTATTGAACAGCAATATTCATTAACATTTAAAACAGGTGAATTTTTTGATAGTACCAATGTTAGTAATCTATATATGTGGTTACATAGAGATAAAGGTAAGATAGAAGCTGAAGGTAAAAACAAACTCATTAATGACCAAGCATTTACCTGTACATCTCCAGCAGTAGATTGTAACCATTTTGCAAGTTCATCTAATAATGTGTTTTTTGACACAACCAAAGGAACATACACATTTTATGACACATTATCATCTGGTTTAGGGATATCTGAAGAGTTTGATTTCGGAATAGAGGTAACACCTTCAAATCTAACAAATCCATATACCATTGAAATTATTGATGTTTTAACAAATACAGTTTATGGAACAGCAGAAAATTTAACAGGTGTAGATTCAATAAATACATCATTTGGAAATAACGCATTAACAACTATTCCAATAAATTTAAATCAAACATATGAAATTGCAGCAAGAATAAAATCAAATTTTACAATGACATTTGATGTTGCTATACAAATAGACCATAGATATCAAGATTATGCACTTGATGATTACTTAACAAAATCAGCAACATTTGACTCTAATTCTTCTACTATAGCATTAGTGGGTGATTTAATTTTTTTAAATCATATTCCTGATATAAAAGTCCTTGATTTTTTAAATGGTTTGTTTAAAATGTTTAACCTAACATCATATGTAGATTTTAATGGTGAAATAGTAGTAAAAAGATTAGATGACTACTTTGCTGGTGGTGAAACTCATGATATAACAGAATACATTAAAACAGATACACATTCAGTAGGTAAAACAATTCCATTTAGTGAAATAGATTTAGAATATGCAGAACCTAAAAGCATTTTAGCACAAAGGTTTTTCAATACTAACAACAGAAAGTATGGTGAAGTAGAATACAAAACAGATTTAACTGATAATAAAATATATAAAGTAACTGCACCATTTGAACACATGTTATTTAGTAGGTTAAGTGATTTAACTTCAGGAGCTTTTACAGATATTCAAACAGGATGCTTTTTAGATGAAGAATTAAATCCAAGTATAGGGCAACCATTGTTATTTTATGGTATTCAAAGAACAAGCATTAGCACACCAATTAATTTTGTGTATAATGAAAGACCTGATACTTATGGTGCTATAGCAGGTAGTACATCTACTGACATATTTTCTTTAACAAATTATTTTATGCCACACCATGCTAATGAATTAGGATCAAGAGCAACAGCACCAAGCATAAACCTCAACTTTGGTAGTGAGATAGACACATATAACTTGACTGACTATGCTGGACAAAACAATTCATTGTTCTTAAAAAACTATCAAAACTACATCACAAGAGTATATAACAAAAAAACAAGATTATATAAATATAGTGCAATTCTACCACTAAAGATATTATTACAACTAACACTTGATGATAAAGTAATAGTAGGAACAAGAATATTTACTATCAATAGCATGACCACTAAGCTACAAAGTGGAGAAACAGAGTTTGAACTATTAAATGAAGCACCATGAAAATAATATTAGAAGCATTAGAATTTTGTAAAGAAAATAGGTTATATGATAAACACATTAATATAGCTATTGGTAAAAACAAATTAGCACAAACATTTAAAGAAGGTGAAATTCAAAGACATATAAAAGATTATGAAAGAGTTTGAAGTAGAAATAAATATAGACACTAAAGGAGCTGTAAATTCTATTGGTGAATTAGAAGATCAAATTTCTGATTTACAGGAAAGGTTGAAAAAAGAAAAAATTGGAAGTGATCAATTTAAGGCACTCTCCCAAGAGTTAATAACAGCACAAAAACAACTTAAAAACACAGAGCTTGCTTTAGAAGCATTAGATAGTGAGCAAGTAGCATCTGAACTTGGTTCTGTTACTGGTGCAGTAGGTGATGTTACAGCAGCTTTTGTATTGCTTGGTGGTGAAGATGGTGCAGTAGAAGAAACAGCACAAAATATAGAAAAGGCTATAGGTATATCAATGGCTTTTAAAGGTGCTATAGAAGGGGTTAAATCTGGACAAAAATTATTTAATAACATCATAAAAACATCTACATTTCTACAGAAAGCAAACAACACAGTGAACGCATTAGCTGGAACTGTCATGAAGGCTTTTGGAGTTTCTGTAGACACTACTTCATTTGCTTTTAAAGGTCTTAGAGCAGCAATCATATCAACAGGTATAGGGGCGCTCGTAGTTGGGATAGGATTACTTGTTGCAAACTTTGACAAGCTTTCAAAAGCTATAAGAGGAACAACAGTAAGCCAAGAGGCTATGAATGAAGCATCTAAATTAGCGCTTGAGAACATAGCTAAAGAATTAAGTGCTGTTGATAGATTAAATAAAATTTTAAAAGATGAAAGCATTACAAGAGATGACAAAACACAAGCAGTTAAAGACCTGCAAAAAGAATATCCAAGTTTACTTTCAAATGTAGATGCTGAAAAAGATGGAATAGAAAAAATAAACAAAGCACTTTTATTAAATGTTAGGCTTTTAAAGCTTAAAGCTCAACAAGATGCTATTGCTGAATTAAGAGCTGAGGAGTATAAAAAAATACTAAAACTTCAGGTAGATGCTCAGACTGGTGCTAATGTTGGGCTTATGGCTATACTTGAAAGTATGGATGGTCACAATACTGCACAAGGTACTGCTAACGAAATAACAAACAGAAATATAAAAGAAATAGAAAATCAAATATCTGTTTTAGATGAGTTAGATTCTAAGCTTGAAAAACAAATACAAAACCTTATTAAAGAAGGTGCTGTTGTAGAAGAAAATGCAGAAGCAAGTAAAAAAGCTGCAAATGAAAAAGAAGAACAAACAAGAGATTTAATAAAACTGTTAGAAAAAGAATTACAAATAGTAAGCGATAGGGAAGCAACCACTAAGAAAGAAGTAGCACAGCGAAATGATGAAGTAAAAGCCATACAAGAAAAAATTAGAGCATTAAGAGACCTTACTCTTGTAGAATCTGAAGTTGAAAAATTTGCAGAGATGCAAATTCCAAGAATGCAAATAAGGGCTGCACAAATTATTCAAACTGACAACATGGTAGCTGCTAATGTTGAAAAAGTAACAGCTAAAAAAATTAGAAATATAGATGCAGAATATGAGGCAGAAGAACAAATGCAAAAGCTAAAATTTCAAGCAGTATTTACTACACTTAATGCAATAAGTACACTAACAGATGCATTTGCAGGAGAAAGTGAACAATCACAAAAGAAAGCATTTAGAATTAATAAGGCAGTAGGAATAGCACAAACATTAGTACAAACATTTCAATCTGCTCAGGGTGCATATTTATCACAATTATCTATACCAACACCAGATGCACCTATTAGAGCAGGTGTTGCAGCAGGAATAGCAACAGCAGCAGGTTTAGCTAATGTAGCAGCAATAGCAGCACAAAAGTTTGAAGCACCATCTAAAAGTGTGTCTGCAGCAGGTGGTACAGGTGGTGGTTTAGGAGATGTACAATCACAAGCACCACAGTTTAATATTGTAGGTAATAGTGCCTTTAATCAAATTGCAGGAGCATTGAACCAACCTATTCAAGCATATGTAGTAGCACAGGATGTAACTACTGCACAACAATTAGATAATGGAATAATAACAAGTGCCACATTAGGAGGTGGTTAAAAATAAATGATATGGAAATTATAGAATTATTATTAGATGAAAATGATGAACTGACTGGAATAGAAGCAGTTAGTTTGGTAGAGAATCCAGCCATTGAAGAAGAATGGATAACACTAAGTAAACAAGAAATTAAGTTTGCAAAAATAGATGAAGAAAAAAGAATATTGATGGGTGCTGCATTAGTACCTAATAAACCAATATTTAGAAAAAGAAATGATACTATGTTTTATGTGTATTTTAGTAAAGATACAGTTAAAAGAGCAAGTGAATTATTCTTTATGAATGGCAACCAGAATAATGCAACCTTAGAACACAACATGGAAATAAATGGCTTATCAGTTGTAGAAAGCTGGATAGTTGATGACCCTGAAATGGACAAGAGCAAAAAGTATGGTTTTGAAGTAGTTGAAGGAACTTGGATGATTTCTATGAAAGTAGAAAATGATGAAGTTTGGAATGACTATGTTAAAACAGGTAAGGTTAAGGGCTTTAGCATTGAGGGATATTTTGCTGACAAAGCTAAGATCAGTAGACCTAATTTAAAAGCAGAGATGGAAGCTATTTTAGAAAGTGAAGCAGAATATATGTTAGGCAATATTAAAGCACTAATTAAAAAAGATAAAAGAACTAAAAATGGCAAGAAAATTACATTAGAAACATACAATGATTACCCATCAGGAGTTACTAATAATGCTAAAAGAGGTATTGAATTTAATGAAAAGGTTAACAATAAATGCGCTACACAGGTTGGAAAGATCAGAGCGCAGCAGTTAGCAAACAAAGAGAACATTAGCTTAGAAACTATTAAAAGAATGTATAGTTATTTAAGTAGAGCTGCTGAATACTATGATGAAGCTGATAAAGAAGCATGTGGTACTATTTCATATTTACTATGGGGAGGTAAAGCAGGGCTTAGATGGTCTGAAAGCAAGTTAAAAGAATTAGGAGAAATTAATCTTGCTTCTATGGTTATTGATGACAACTTTGCAATTATTGATGATAGGTTAGCTTATAGCACACAAGAGAAAGCAGAAGAAATGGCTAAGAACATTGGCTGTGAGGGGTTTCATGTGCATGAGTATGAAGATAAAGAATGGTACATGCCATGTGAAAAGCACATAATGCAAAAATATAAATGTCCAGAGGGCTTTGTAAAAAAGAAAGGGAAATGTGTTAAAAAAATAAAATAAAATGAGAAGAAAAAAATTTAAAACACCAAGCAGAACATCACCTACAAATAGTAAAAGAGGTTGTTTATGTAAAAACAATACTTATAGCAGTAAATGCTGTGATGGCTCACACCAAGCACAGGGAGTAGGCAAAGTATAAAATAAATATTGTAAAAACACATAACACTATACACATTTTTTTACATTACTAATAAATATTTACTATGAAAGCAAATGATATACTAAACAAAATCAAAAATATTGTTGGTGTGGAACTTTCTGAAACAGTAGAATTAGCAGAATTAACATTAGAAAATGGTACTATTTTAGTATCAGAAGAATTTACTAAAGGCAATGCAGTATTCATCAAAGGAGAAGATGGAGAGATTGCACTTCCTGTTGGTGAATATTCTTTAGAAGATGGTAGAGTGCTATTTGTAGTTGAAGAAGGCATCATTGATAGTATTAGAGAATCTGCTGATGAGAAAGAAGCAGATGAAGAACTTTCTGAAGAAACAGTTGCTGAAGAATCTACTGAAGAAACTGAATTAGAGGAAGAAGAAAAAGAAGAAATGCAATATGTAACAAAAGAAGAGTTTGCACTTGCATTAGAAGAAATTAAATCCATGATTGAAAAAATGGGTAACAAAGAAAAAGAAGATATGAGTGAGCAGAAAGAAGAAATTAAGGAAGAAACTAAAGAAGAAGTAAATCTTTCTGAAGAAAAAACTGCTCCTGTAAAACACAATCCTGAAGCTGAGGTTGACAACAAAATTAATTTCAAAATTGGTGGAAGTAGAACAACAACTACAATGGATAGAGTTTACAGCAAAATTTTTAACAATAATTAAATAAAAACAAAATGGCAACGACAACAAGCATAACGAGCACGTACTCGGGAAGTTTTGCGGGTAAATACATATCCGCAGCTTTATTGAGTGGCTCAACAATTGAAAACGGTTTAATAACTGTAAAACCTAATGTAAAGTACAAAGAGGTTTTGAAAAAAGTAGCAACTGATGCTAATGTAATTAAAGATGCAACTTGTGATTTCACAGCAACAGGTGAGGTTACACTAACTGAAAGAATATTACAACCTGAAGAATTCCAAGTAAATCTTGAATTTTGCAAGAAAGATTTTAGAAGTGATTGGGAAGCGATTCAAATGGGATATTCAGCTTATGATAATTTACCACCTAAATTTTCTGATTTTATTATTGGTCATGCAGCTGGTTTAGTAGCTGAAAAAACAGAAAACAATATCTGGGCAGGACAAACAGGAAATGCTGGAGAATTTGATGGGTTCTACTACTTAGCTACTGCTGGTGGCTCAGGATGTGTTTCTGTATCTGGTTCACCTTTAACTGCTGCCAACATCATTGATGAGATTGGTAAGGTAGTCGACGCTATACCAAGTGCAGTATATGGAAAAGAAGATTTATATATTTACCTATCAAGAAAAGCAGCTAAATTATACGT